AGCATGGTTGACATCTTTTTTGGTGCCGAAGACCGGAATCGAACCGGTACGGGGTTTAACTCCCGCAGGATTTTAAGTCCTGTTTTGGGGTAAAATCAAACCGGTTCAAACCGAATCAAACCGCTTAAAAATGCGGGTTTCGTGGGATTTCCTCCGGTTCGTATCGGTTCGTATCAATCCGTGCTGGGTGGCTCAAAAGGTGGCTCAATTTATAAAATTTGCAAAAAGAATAATTTGGTATATAATAGCAAGAAAACGGAGGTATACCAAAAATGAAAAAGTCCTTTGTCCTAATCCTTTGCATTCTGTGCGCGGTCATTTTCATGTCCGGCTGCAGCGCGGATCCGCTCTTGGGTGAGTGGGGCTATTCGGATAGCACAAAAGAAGTTATGGAAAAGCTCGGGGCCGGTGCAGACGAGCTCGGCGGCACCGTCGTAACATTTAAAGCGAACGGCCAGGCGGTTGCTGCCGATGGGACGGAGCTTTCCTATTCTTGCAGCGGGGACGTGGTGACCCTGTACGGTGTCGACGGGTCTGCAGACGTTTTGAAATTAAAGGGCCGCGATCTGCTAATGGAAGATGGGTCCGCCGCATTAAGTAAAAAATAAAAAAGGGCCCGTCCCAATTATGGGGCGAGCCCTTTTTTCTTTGTAACATTTTACTTTTTGGCCGTTGTTTTGGTGGGAGGTCGTGCTGCCGCCGGATTGGCTTTTATACTCCCAATTCCCGTCTTGTTCGTCGGGTTGTTCACGATGCCCAGCATCACCAGGACCGGCAGCAGGACGTTTAAGAATCCGTCCGCGCTGTCGCTGATGTCCAGTCCCGTAAATTCCTTGACGAGAAAAACAATCAGCGCCACGATCGCCAGCCACAGGGCCCAGCTTTTCCAAGGTTTTTGTTCCATGATTCCAAAGCTCCTTTCAGTTATCGTCTACCGCAAAACGCGCATTTAGTTTTCGGTAGAAAGCGTTTCGTTTTTTGCGCGCAGTTTCAAAGTCCGCGATCTTCTCCCGGACCTCCCCGTTGCACACCCCTTTTTCTGCGGCGGCTCGCGCCGTCCGGTATATAAGCTCGCCGGCGCAGTCCCCGTATTCCTTTTCCACTTCCCATTGCTCAAACATTTGCTCCTGGCGCCTGTCTGCTTTCTTTTCGCGTCGGTTTATTGTCTTTATGAGCATCGCAAAAAGAAACCCCATTGCCGCCGTCATTACAATTTGTACCCACTGCATGTGCGGATCCTCCCACTCTAATCTTCGGTCTTGCTGTATTTCCGTTTATTGGATTCCCTCTGCGCTCCGCCCGATTCAATATATCCCCCTTCGAGGATGTGCGGTCCCTGGTCCACATCGGAGTAATCCACGGCCGGCTTTTCCGGTGCTGTGGGCTCCTGGGGCTCCTCTGTCGGCTCCTGGGGTTCCACCGGTTCCTGTGGCTCGTCCACCGGCGCCGGCGGCTCCTGCGGGGGCTCCTGGGGCTCCGCAGGCTTGTCCTGCCCGTATGTGCGGATGTAATCCCGCAGTACGTCCGCGGGGAAGTATTTGCCGGGGCAGTCCGTGTGGGAGGCGCCCGCCACCTCGATGTGGGTTTTAATCTTGGTCACGCTGTCGATGCCGGGGAAAGCCAGCACACACGCCGCCAGTATCTTTTTGCCCGCCTCCAGCTGCTTTGCGTTCATGGGTCCGTTTTTGAAGTTCCCCTGGAACGCGATTCCGATCGACCGTGCGTTCATCCCGTTGGTCGGATAGCTCGTCCCGTTCATCACGTGGCCGCCCTGGTAAAGCAGGCCGCGCCCCCACACCACCGTGCCGTCCAGCCGGACGACGATGTTGTAATCGATGCCGGCGTGTCCGCGGCTTATGTGGTATGCGTGCACACTTTCCACGCTGGCGTCGCTCTCGAAGTGATGAAGGATGATCAGGTTCGTTTCCGTTCTTTTTGTGTATGGCCTGGCCGGTACCAGGCCCAGGTCTTTCACAAAGTCAAAATTAATTCCGTTGTGTGTCATTCTGTTTCGCTCCTCTCTATGTAATCATATTCTTCCTGGGTGATCTTGCCGTCCGCCAGTATTCCGTCTAGCCGCGCGAGTGTAATCCTGTCGGCCCCATAAAGCCTTTTTAGGCTCTCTACTAAAATGCTCATTATAAAACACCCCCGGCCAGCAGCTCTAGCGTGTAGGCGTCAATCGCCGCCTGGATCTGCTCCTCGACGGTCGGAATCTTTGACACCTCCGTGCCGTCCCGATAGAATTTTCCGTCGATTGGCTCATATACGTCCGCGCATTGAGCATTGATGCCTTCCACCGATACCAGGGTCATACCGAGGCCCGCCTCTAGTTCGCCGGCCACCGTCGTGGTTGCTTCGATTATGTTTTCCACGATATTGGTTTCTTTGTTTATAACCGCATATCTCATGTGCTCCCCCTTTAATCATCCCATTGAAGCAGAATGATTCCGCTTCCCCCCGCGCCGCCGATCTTTCCGGCTGTGGCTTCTGCGTTTGCTCCGCCGCCGCCGCCGCCCGTATTTGCAGTTCCGGGCGAACCGTTAGCGTTGCTCGCTCCGCCGGCGCCGCCGCCGCCAACTCCTCCAGAAGCTGCGGCTTGTAATTTACGCGTCCCGCCACCGCCGCCGGCATAGTAATTCGCATTAATATCTGCAAAGTTTTTTCCGGCGCCTCCGACCGGAACGACGGACGTTGTGGGTCTTGTGCCTGCGGCACCGCCGCCGCCGCCACCACCGCCGCTGGAAACGCCCCCATCCCCGGACGTTGATCCGGACGCGCCGGCATTACCGTAACCCGTACCACCGGATGAATCCCCTTGTGTAGCCGCGCCGCCTGCAATTACATACTTTGAACCGCCACCGGAGCCGCCGTTCGCGCCAGCAACCGCCCCCGCTCCGCCGCCACCGCCGCCGCCTCCGATAGCTGTGATTCCATCAAACGTTGAATTTCCACCGTTTCCGCCCAGCCCGGTTGTGCCGCCGGCGCCGCCGCTCCCTATTTCAATAACTTTGTCGCCGGGTAAAACGCTTCGGACATCGTCAAATACTACCCCGCCACCACCGCCACCACCGGCGTATTGGAAGGCAGCGGAGGTTCCTCCTCCTCCCCCGCCTCCGGCTACAACTAAAACGCGCACATTGACTTTTGCGTTAATGTTTAGCGTTCCGCTCCCGAGTAGTATTGCGTATCCCGATCTTTTTCCCGTCTTGCTATATGTCCAGCTTCCGGTATAAGTAAGGTCTATTTCGGGTTTTCCGTAATATTTTTGTAATCCAATTATAGGAGCCATGCTGCTGCCCTCCTATTGTCCGAGCACGAGAATGTTGATCGGGATGTCCTCGGTCGGTTCCGTTTCGTCGTATGCAAAGGTCACCTCGTCGGTCCCGACCTCGGTCGCGTATATCGCCGCGTCCCGCAGGGCCGCCCTTGCGTCCGCGCTGGCGCTCTCCGAATCGATATCCCATAAAATCGTACTGGTGGGCCGCACGCCCGTCACCGTTACGATCTGCTCGCTGCCGGACCAGGAGGCCGTGGAAAGGGTGGCGGCTACAAGCGGAACGACCGGGTGTGAATTGCCCATGGACCGCACCAGCCCCGTCACGACGCTGCTCTCGATCGTGTGCACGGCGACCTCGTATTCGAATATGTGCGTGTTTCCTCCGTCGTTTATATCTTCCTGCGTCAGTGCTGCGAAGCCCTCCAGCGTTGCCGAGTAGTCATAATCCCAATATCCTTGCGCGAATACGGGCGCCGCGGCCTGCGTCATGTCGATTACGAGCTTTGTCCGCACGTATCCGTCCGCGATCGGGCTTAAGAGCGACACAGTTTCCGAGCCCACTATCTGAAATCTCCGGCCCTCTACGTTGAAGTACCCGGCACCGAGCACTATCTCGGTCGCTGTGTTTGTGATCGCGCACCCGCTTTCGATGCCGTTGCTCCGCACCACTTTACATAGCTGTGCGTCGTTTTCTCCGGCGTTGCTCTGCAAATCAAAAGTTAATCCCTTAAGCATCTTTTTGTAGCCCCCTTATCAAACTTGGCAGTTCTGTGACCAGCTCTCCGATCTTATAAAAGAATCGGTCGGAGCCCCGTTTAATCCGTTTGCTGGAAATGTAGCTGGTGAAAACGCGGCCGTCTTTACGCACCGCCGCGCGATCGAAAGCGCCATATTCCTCTGTCCCGCTAAATTCGACGGAATGAGAATACTGCTTATCAGCGAATTTATCCGCTACTTTGCTGTCTATATCGCTGGTTGCGTACAGCGCAGTCCACTGTCCCTCGGCCCGGTCCTCCGCGGCCGGCTGCGCCGTGACGATGGTTCCGTCGGTCTTTAGGTAATAATCCACGTCCGTCCCGGTGCCGTCGTTCACCGTAATCTTGGCCAGCGCGTCGTCGTTGTACTTTTCCGCGGTGACTTCAAATTCGCCCGAGAATTCGAGCACCCGCGTCGGCGGGGTCCGCTTTTGTATTGTGATTTTCAGCTTGTCTTGCCCGGATATGCGAGCGCGGGAGTATGTCACAAACACACCAGCCATGCGCCGCAGCCGCTCCATGTGCTCTTTGATTGAATACAGGCCGCTGCTAACGTCCGGTATAATCATCGGATCCGCTGCGGTGTACGTCGGGGTGCTGAATACCAAATACGGCAGCTGGTATGCCGCATCAGCCTGGTTTAAAAAGCAGGCCTGCAGCGCTGCCTTTAGCGTGTTTTCAATGCCGCCGGCCGCCGTGGTGATGGCGTGCTCGTTCTCGGATATCTTCCGATCGAACAGGTTTGCCAGCTCTTTGCACGTGAGCACCGTGGCGCCCCCGTTAACCTCCACCCCATCGATCACGCCCATCCAGGTGTCGTCCACGCACACAATATCTCCCTTTGCCGCGGCATGTTTGCCGGTGATGGTGATGGTCGATTTATCATCAAATATCGAATCCAGCACGATATCGTGGTCCGTGATTTCGTGGTTGCTCTCGGTTACGAACGTCAAGCGGTTTTTGATGTAGCATGTCATATCGTCACCCGTGCCTGTAATAATCGTAAACGTACAGCGTGGCCGTGTCGGCGGATCCCGTGAATTCCAGGACCACCTCGCACTCCACCCCTAGCGGAATCCGAAAGAATGAATCGTATGTGAGGTCCATGTAGCTGCTCACGTCGGTGATGGTCCCGTCGGCGCCCACCACCCACACGCCCCGGCTGCCCGGGACCGTCGAGAATAGCAGGTGTTCGTCTGTCTCCACTTCCAGTCCCTCAAGATACAGCTTTCCGAGTATCTCCCCGTCCTGGGCCCGCTTCAAAGTCACCGCCGGGGATACCATCTCCCCGAAAGCGGTTAAACGCACGGCCGCCGGGTAATGACCCGCGGCCGTGTGCACCACTTTGTTTGAAGCGCTCGCCTTGGAATAAACATACGGGTATGTGTAGGGATAAATTTTGTAATCCACGTCGTCGTTGAGCGCGAAGTTAAGGACCGTCGGGCTGGTATTGTACCACGGCGTCTTTCCGCGGAACGACACCGGGCAGCACAGATATCCGTCCTGGATCTCCGCTTTCTGCAAAAACTCCACGCTGACGTCGCATGCCCGGCCCGTGGTTCCGTACGGTTTGCTCACGAGCTTTATGCTGCTGGCCGCGCATACCCAATTAACGAAAGCCTCATAGTCCTGGTATGGCGTGGCGCCCAAAAAAACAATTTCCCCGACCGGGTTTATCTGCTCGCTGCGGCTGTCCACCTCTGCAAAGAATCCGTCTGCCGGGCGCTCGTATGTTGCGTCTATCCCGAAGCCCAGGCCCTGGGGCCTGTGGAAAAAATGATTCTCGGCCATCAAATCCATTATGGCTCCGGCCTGGTTCTGCAAATAAAATTGTCTAACCATCTATCACACCCCCGCCACCAGTCGTCTGCTGACCGTTTCTACAAAATAATCTGTCTGCGCTTTGTTAAGCTCTCTTACGTTGAGCTGTATGTGAATCTCGGGCGCGTTGTTTATGGTCCGCTGGATTGAATTTGTTATGATGTTTTCCAAGGTGCTTAATGGCGAGACGACCTCCGTCCCGGCTTCTCCCACGCCGATCACGCTGGGCGCGTAAAAAACGCCGCCGTTTCCGTACCACCGCACGTTTATGGCTGCGGTGCTTCCGCCTCCTGTGGCCGACACCGTTCCGCGAATGGTAAGGGCGGCCTTTAAGCTGTTTGCGATCTCTTTGGCCACCGCGATCATGGCGGCTTTCGATTCTTTCAGCCCGGATATGATGTCCGTCATTATGCTGGCGCCGATGGTCTGAAACCGGGAGGCTATCACCTGGGTGTTCATGGCCGCTTTGGCGTCTATGACCTGCTGCACAACGGATTCGTCCAGCGCTTCGTTCTCGTCCACGCCGGCGGCGTTGGCGTCCATCATGTCGCTTCCGATGCGCGTCGCTTCGTCCGACGTCAGCTCATCATCCACCGATCGCACGCCGGCCGCTGCAGCGTTTTTAAGCGCCGCATTAAATTCTGCAAAGCTGGTATCCCCGGTATCGGTCATGTATTTGACCATGGCGGCCACCGTGGCGCCGGCTTCAGTTCCTTTGTCCCGGAGCTCCTGCAAAAATCCCTTGTCCAGTCCGCTGCCAGCCAGTACGGCCATATTGTCGGCCCACGCGTTCATGGCCTCCGCGTTTGCGTTGAGGTTGTCCATCATGGATTGCACGGATTGTGCTTCGCCCTGGTTTATGCGGTTGAATGCGTCCGTGGCCATTGCCACGCGCGCTTCCAGCAGCGCTTTGCGCTTCTCCTCGGCCTCCGCCTGGGCAGTAAGCTCCGCGTCCGTGTTCGCCTGCCACATCTCCAGCTGCTGGGTCTGCTGGGCGGACAGCGTCTCCCCGTTCTCCTGCATCTGAATAAGCCGCTGCGCTTCCGCGTCGGTTATAAGCTCGACCGATGCCGCGGCAGCTTCATTCGCTTCGACCACACCGTCCGTGTTATAGGTGTCCAGGTTCTCCTGGCTGTCCACCATCGTTTCGTTAAGCTCTTTGTCGGCCTTGTCTAAATCCCGGACGCTGTTTATGATCTCCCGGTATTCTTCGGGCGCCTGTACGAACAGGATACTTAATTTGGCCATTTCCGAAACTTGCTTTTTTTCTTCCGCGGTCAGCCCTTTTAAAAGCTCGCTGCGCTTGTATTCATTCTCGGCCAGCTGCAGCTGGGCATTGGCCACGTCGGAGGAAAGCTGCTTTATCCGCTCCATCGTCGCCTGCTGCTCGGCCTGGGCTTTCATGGCTGCTACACTCTTGGTAATCTCCGCGGTGTTCTTATTCAGCTTCCCGGTGTTCTCGTCAATGACAAGGTTAAGGTCCGGGTATATGGAATTCAGCTGATCGACGTACACACGCATTTGCGCCTGCTCCGCCGCGGTCAGCTTCGCCTTTTGGGTGAGCGCGTCCAGCTTCCCGACCAGGTCGCCTGCCACGACGCCCTGCGCCGCGATGCTGGCGGTCGTGTCTGCGAAGTCCACGGCGCCCTGCTTCATGCTGTCGACCAGGTTGTCGGACGCCTCCGTGAGCTGCCGGGTTTCCTCGTCCGCTTTCAGCGCGCTTGAAATAAACACGCCGAGAACGGCCACCAGGGCCGCGATGCCTGCGATTACCGCCCCGATGGGGTTGGCGCTCATGGCGACGTTCAGTCCCGTCTGTGCGGCGGCCGCGCCCGTCAGCGACGGAATTAAAGCGATAAGAGCCGCCTTGGCCGCCAGGACGATACCCGAAATTTTAAACGCTGCAAATGCCGCCCCGATGCCTGCGACCACGGCCAGGATTTTATCCCCGTTTTTGGCTATATAATCCGCGAATTCAAAGAAAGCCTTTGCGGCTTTTTGCATGATGTTCCCGATCACTTGGCCAAATTTCTGCAGCATGGCTTGGGTCGCCGGAGAGGCGAGCCGTTGGCTGATCAGCTCGGCGGTCTGTTTAATCGCGGGTATCAGTCCCTCAACAAACGGCGCGGACGCGAGCTTGATCTGCTGCTTCATCTTGTCCATGGTGTCTTTGTATTTATTTAATTTTGTGAGCTGCTCTCCGCTCAATACCGCCCCTACGGTCCGCGCCTCGTCGCCCAGCTCTCTTAATCGCGCGCTTCCGGCTGCGACCAGCGGATTGAGCTCCTGGAAGGACCGCCCAAATAGCGCGGTCGCGTATATGTCGGCCTGGGTTTCGTTTGTCTGCCGGCCGAGCGCGTCGATCACGTCATAGAATATATCTTCCGTATCGCGCAGGGTCCCGTTGGCGTCCTCGTAGGTCACACCGAGCCCTTTGAATGCAGCGACCTGGTCCTCGGTTCCTTTTCGGGCGTTGTTTATGTTCCGGGTCAGCCGGCCAAGCGACGACCCGAAGGTTTCAATGGAAACGTCGACGATCTCACTGGCGTATGCAAACTCCTGCAGGGTGTCGGTTGACACACGATACATTGCGCTCATGGTGCTGATGTCGTCCGCGTATTCCGCCAGGCCGTTCACGTTGTCTTTTATGGCAGTGGTGACCCGGGACACCACTGCGACCGCCGCGGTCGCCGCGGCTGCTATGGCCGCGAATCCCACCGCCGCACTGGCAGAGAAGCCCTTGGTCTTTTTGGCGGAATCGTCCGCTTTGTTTCCGATGGCTGTGGTGGCGTCCGCCGTTTTCTTGCTTTCGTCCCCGACCTCTTTCAGCTGCGTTTCGTACCCCTTGAGGTCCTGCTCGGTCTTTACGATCTCCCGCTGCAGGGCGCGATACTGCTCCTCGGAAATCTCGCCCTTTTTGAATTGCTCCTGGGCCTGCTGCTCTGCAGTTTTAAGGGTCTTTAACTTGGCTGTGGTATTCTCGACCGCCTCGGTCAGTATCTTTTGTTTCTGCGCGACCAGGGCGACGTTTGTCGGGTCCAGCTTGAGAAGTTTTTCTACCTGCCGCAGTTCGGATTGCAGGTCCCGGCTTTTCGTATTAACTTGTTCAAGCGCCTTAATCAAAGGCTGGGTGTTCCCACCGATCTCAATGGTGATACCCTTTATGCTACCTGCCATTTTTTTACTCCTACAGTCGGTTGATGTCGTCCTGCGTGGCTTTTCGTACTTGGTCTTTCTCCGGTATGAATTCGGACGTGATGTCCCCTATCATGCCGATCGTCAAACATTCAAAATCCGCGACGGTGAGCCCGTGGCTTATTGCAGACGCAATCAGCCCTTGCGTTGTGAGCTTACCGCCGCTTTTGCGTTTTTTATTTTAGTCGTGGATGCCATGTTGATCATGAGCATATCCTGCAAATCGAGAAAAACGTCCAGGATGGGGAATTCCTCGAATTGGTCCAGCCATTCTTCAAAGGTCGGGATCCCTGCGTCTGCGGCTTTGGCCATCGTCCATATCAATTTCATGACCCCGAGGCAGTCCAGGTTTTCGATAATAAGCTCGTCCTTGTCGTTTATGGTTTTCATAAAGGTGCCCTGCACTTTGAAGATGTCCTCTCCAAAAAAGGCCCTATAAATAAGCGCATTCCGCGCGTTGGCTTTCAGTTTAATTTCTTTGCCGTCTATGGTAATTGTCCGCTCCATGATTCTTTCCTCCGATTTAAAAATTTAGAGAGGGGCTGCGGGCCCCTCTCTCCGGTTGTTATTCGGTTACGTATACAGACTGGTACCAAGTCGCCGCAGCCGTGGTTGCGGCCTCCGACGCCCTTGCTCTGATATATCCGGTATCCTGGGCAGGATTGCACGAAATATCAAACTTCACCGTCTTGGGTTCCTCGACGCTCGTCTTGGTGGACGCGTCTGCCGCAGGCCTGGACGCCTGGACGTTATAAAACGCGAACAGGTTTGCGGCCTCGTCGCCGTCGACCTCAAACAGCATTGCCACCGGCGTGATGGATTCTGCCGAATCCTCCGTGTACACCAGGTTTGCGTCCTTGATCTCGTTCAGCACGTTTTCCCGGAACCAGTCCGATATCCTTGCGAGCTCCATGGATCCCTTATACCCGTTGTTCTTCGCCTTGGTGAAGTAGATCCCGTTGTCCGCATAAAACTCGGTGAGCTGTCCCTCCGGCGCCAGTACCATGGCGACCGCGCCGGGGTGCGCCTCGGGCGTCCCGTAGACGATATCACTGCCGGACAGGCTGAACGTCGCAAAGTAAACGTTTTTTAAACCAAATTCTACTAAATTGCTCATTTTTAATCCTCCTCAATTTCTTAAAAGAAAAGCGTCACCCTTTGCGGATCACGCCCTCCACTAGGTCCTCAAATTCCTTTTTTGCCTGCTCCTCGTTCTTTTGTATGTGCGGAAATGCCCGCGTCTTTTTCCCGTTTACCGTCATGTGCCCCCGCTCTAAAAGATGGGCCAGCCGGTAATGCGGAGCTTTGACGTACCACGTCACACTTTTTCCATATAACGTGCTGCTGGTTTTTTTAAGGTCCATCGCCCGGATATACTTTTTGCCACCAATCCCGGCGGCGCGGGCGTCCCTCTTGATGTTGTTTTTAAGCTCTCCGCCCACATACTCGACCGCCTGGTCGACGCCTGTCTTTACCCGGCTGCTGTACATTTCAAGCTCTCGCCCGACCGCCGAGGCCAGGCCGCCAATTTCAATCTGTGCGCTCACGGCCTCGCCCCCGTTTCGTATATAAGCTCAAATGTTCCCTGGTTTTCGACGTAGAATCCGTCCACCACCTCAAACGGCAGCTCGTTGGTATTAAGCGCGCTTTCCAGGGCCGCCTTTGCAGTTTTGTTCGGCGTCCGGCCAAGGCTAACCAAGCGAATTGTTACGACGTCGGACCTGTAATAAACCTTATTGTCGGCCGGCAGATTGTTGCTGCGGTTCCGCTCGTAAATGATAAAGGGCGGCGCGACACCGGAATTGTCCGGGAATTCGTTTTCAGATACCCGGTATCCGGTCGATGCCAAAATCTGATATAACGTCACGTCCTCACCACCGCCTTTTTTTTCATTATGTTGTTCTCAAAGAAAAGGTTGTCCGGGTCGATGATGTCGTAGGTCTGCCCGTTCCATACGATGTAATCCTGGGCCGTCAGGCTCGCGATCGCGCTGTCGTAGAAAATCTTAAACACGACCGTCTTTTCTGCCTGCATCGCCCTGGCGGTCCAAAACTCCGCCCCGGATAAACTGTTAGCCGCCGCCCACGCAACCAGCAGCGTGGTGTCGGTGCCTATCGGTGACCAGTCCCCTGTGGTAGTGCTCTGCGTGGTCGCGGCTTTGCGCTTGATGGTTATCTTGTGCTTCATGTCCGCCGCATCAAACCCGGGCTTCTCTCGTAATATCACGACACGTCCACCTCCCGCCTGGGATATAAAAGGTCGCGGAATGCGCGAAGCCATCCGGGGTCCGTTGACTTTTCGTGCGTGGCTACGCAGTACAAATAAAGCGCCTGCTTGATTGACGCCGGGCACGTCGCCGCGGTGTATCCCACCGTGGTGACCACGCCGTCGTCGTCCGTTATCGTGCCGCGGGCGATGTAGATGTGCATGTAGTCCTCGGCCGCCTCTCGGGCCGCTTTTATGAGCTCGTCCACGTCGGCGTCGGTCATGTTTGTCACCCGCATGGCGTCTTTAGCCTGCGCCCGCGTGATCGGTTCCTCTGTTATCGTTCTCGTCGCCATGTTCAGCCTCCCATGTTAATGACCCCGGCCTCGGGTATGTATACTGGACCAGCGGAACATTAAAGCCCGCTTGCCGCACACTCGGCCGGTGAAATACTCGCATGCAAAAATCCAAATCCTCCGCCGTGCGCGCCTCCTCATCAAATCGAATCTGACCGATGAATTTCCGGCGCCATGCCCGGCTCCACACGTTGCACCATAGTCCGTTGCCGTTTGGGTTCAATATTCCGACGGGTCGCCGCCCAAACAAAAAACCGAAATGCAAAACGTCCAGGTCCTGGGCGCGCAGCTGCTCGTCTATGAATTCCAGCGCCTGGTCCGTGAAATAATAGTCGTCGGAATCCAGGAATAGGATATACTCACCTTTTGCGCGGTCCAGGCCGGCGTTCCTGGCCGCCCCGGGGCTCCCGCGGTCAATGACAAGGACCGCAGTGTTTTCGCGCACCGCGCACGCCCTGGCCGCCTCCTCCGTCCCGTCGCTGCAGGCGTCGCATATCACGATAAGCTCGTAATCTGTGAACGTTTGGCGCTGCACACTCTGTATGGCCCGCTTTATGTATTCCTCGGTGTCGTGGGCCGGAATGATCACCGAAAATCTCATAGGTGGATCCCACCTTTGTATGTGATGTAATGCTCCGCGTATATCGGCCGCGTTTCCAGGTGCCCTACCCGTATCCGGGGGTCAATCCGCACCCTGTACCCGGCCTGGTTCGCCCGGATGCAAAAGGCCAAATCCTCCCCGGACAGTGGCAGGGGGAGGAAATGCGGCGGTTTCACGTTCTCGAAAACCTCCCGCCGTATCAGCATGCACGCCGCGCCGGCGCCATCCACATCGAACGGTTCCTTTGGCAGCTTGTCAAATTCCAGCACCTCCATGGCCAGGCCCGGCCCGTTCAGTTTCAGGCTGGGATAGACGCACGGAGTATAAGGCGGCACCCGTTTAAAACACATCGCGCTTGCGATCGGCACATCCAAATCGGCCAGGCGGTCTGCGACGTCTGCCGGAAAAATCATATCATCGTCCAAAAATAACAGGGCGTCAAAGTTGCCTTTGATAAGCGCCCCCGCCATCTGCTCCCTGGCTATGTGTGGAACCGATCGCGCAATGAAGCACTGCGTTATTTCGTGTTTGCTGGCCAGGTTAGAAAGCTGTATAACAAATTCCACCGGGAGGCTCCCGGCCGTTGGTATTCCTAGTAAAATCTTCATAATTACTCGCTCCGATCTACTCCGAAAAAATAAAATGCAGGGACGCGGCTCGGAGCGTACCGCGTCCCTGCGGTTATATCAAACCCGAAGGTCCGATATCTGTTATGTGCCGGACGTTGTCACGGCGATGGATGCTGTCGTTGCGTCGCTGAACGTCACCGTGCCTCCGGTTACCGCGCCGTCGGTCGTGATCAGCTCGATGGCTGCCACCGATAATCCGTCCGCGCCGTCCGCGCCAGCGGCACCGGCCGCGCCATCTTCACCGTCAGCGGGCGCTGTATAGTTTTCCGCGACCTTTTCGATCGCCTCCGCGATGTCGTTGGCGTCTATGTCCTCTGCCGTAGTTTCGCCGCCGGCAAACGTCGCCGCCAGTCCCTTAATTGCACTTACGATGTCTTGGGCCGTTTTTCACACCTCCTGTGCTGGCCCTGGTTGCAAGTATTACTTGCACACCAGGTATTTGATCGCCTCCGGGAGCGTCAGGCCGCCGTCGAGCCGCTGGGTCGACAGAAATCCGACCTGACCATATTCCGCATATCGTTCCGTGAGCCGCTGGGTGTAGATGCCCAGCCGGAGCCCGATTTTGTAATACTTGAAGTTGCCAAACAGGATCGCCTTGGCCCCGGTCGTCAGCGCGGGCATATATTCGCTCGCTTTCATCGGCTTGCCGAGCAGCCGGTCGGGATCGCCCTCGGTAAGGCTGGGCTTGAATATAAACTGGTTCGAGCTGTCCTGCAGCGTCATGATTGACAGCAGGGCACCGTCCGAAATCAGCCAGGAGCCCTTGGCCCTGTACGGGCGTCTAACCCCCGTAAAGAGGCCGGCGATGTCGTTGTAGTTGAACGACCCGGTCACGCTGGAAGTCACCCCAAAGGAGGCGGAAACTGCCGCGCCGCGAGGCACACCGGAGGCCGTGCCGTTGATGAAAGAATCTTCCGCCAGGAGGCCCATCTGCAGGCCCGTGTCCTGTCCGATGTATGCCGCGATGTCGAATGCGCTATCCTGGATTAATTCCACGGAGGCTTTAACCAGGGCGCCGAGCTTTTTCGCTTTCAGCGTAACCGCGCTGAAGGAAACCGTGGAGCCGGTGATCGCCGCCGCTTCTTCTACCCAGTACGCCGTGGAATTGCTCGCCCCGACCGGGATGTCCATTGACTGTTCGCCCAGGTTCATCACGTCGGCCAGCTGCAGCATGACGCTCGCGTCATACTCGGCCGCGATGATGGCGTTGTACAAGTCCTTGGGAACCAAGACCGCCGCGGATCCCGTTGCGGTGCTCACGTCATTCGAGATTTTAAGCCCCTGGGGAATGCCGGACCGCAGGAAGTTTGCAAACTTCGTGAGCTCGTCCATGCTCGGATTTGCGGCCGCGAATTTTTCAGCCTGGTCCTCGATGGCTTCCGCCTCCCGCATTGCGTCGATCTGCTCGCCCAAGGATTTAATCTCGGCCGTGACATTGTTAAACTTCACGGCTGCATCGGCATCCATGGCCTTGCCGCCGGCTGCTTCCACCATCGCCTGCATGTTTTTCACGGCATCGTGGCGTTTGGAAACAAGTTCGTCTAAAATTCTGCTCATTTCATACTCTCCTTTATCGAATAAAATTCCGCCATGTAGGCGTAGTCCTGTAAACCCTCGGTATCGGGCTCACTCCCTCCGCCTGCCGGCGGTTCTTCCTCTGTTCCGCCTGCAGGCGGTTCACCCTCGGGCGGCATCTCCTCGGCCGCTTGCGCGGCCGTCGTGCCGTCCTTGTTGTCCAGCTTGTCTATCAGTTCTTGCGGCAAAACACGCGGCGCCATGGCGCTGTAGGCCGCGCGCATGCGTGTTTTAAGGGTGTTCAATAGCTGGGGCCCCGGCTGCGGTTCGTCGTCTGCAAACATGATCTCGTCGATCAGTTTCATGCCGAGCGCCTCCTGGGCGTCGTACCACGATTCGTGGTCCATGATGTCTTTTATCGTTTTGTCGTCGAGGCCGGTCCTGGCCTTATAAGCTGAAGCGCACGCCTTGTTGACGGTCTGCAGAATCTCCGCGGAATGCTGCATCACCCGATAGTCGCCCTCGCTCCTGGTCGACGCGTTGTGAATCATCATCAGCGCCGTCGGGGACATGAACAGTTTCCCGGGATCCGCGCCCATCGCTATGACCGACGCGGCCGATGCTGCCATTCCCTCAATCTTGACAGTGACCGCGCCGGCATAGTCCCGCAGCTCCGTGTATATCTGCGACGCTGCTACGTAATCCCCGCCGGGGCTGTCAATCCGCACGACGATGGGCGCTCCGCCCATCATGTCCAGCACGTCGTTGACGTCGCCGGGGCAGATGGCCGGCCATCCGAACCAGTCATATACCGGTTTCCAGTCATTGGAAACAATTTCGGCGTCGATTCGTATCTCGGCGCCGCTTTCGTTTCGTATCAAATTCTTAATAAGCAAGTTCCTAATCATGAATTAGGCCCCCTCTCCAAGTTTCCGCATGTTCAGCGGGACGTAGTGGTCATCCCCGCCCGGCACCTCCGGGAGGTTCTCTTTCGCGCGGACCTCGTTAATGGACAGCCATCCGTTGGCCAGGGCTTTCGCGTATGCCTCGAACCGGTCCGTCTGTCGGCCGCGGAGCATCACGTTGAGGTCTGCCTCGATGTATGTGCCCGCTTCCCGCTCGCTCGGGAATATAAGCGCCTGGGCAGCCGCCTGCTCGATGTTTTTTATCCATGGCATCAGCGTGTCCTGGGCGAAGCTCAAATTCATTTCTTCGATGTTGTTCCACGTCGCCCGGTCCAGGTCCATTATTTTGTGGGGAGGCACGTTAAAAAATCGCGCCATCTCAGTCACCTGGAATTTGCGCGATTCTATCATCTGTCCCTCGATCGGCGGGCTGGAAACCTTTTCGTATTTCATGCCCTCCTCCAGCAGCATGAGCCGCTGGGATTTTCCGAGCCCGGAATACGCTGCGCGGATCTCCGATTTGAATGCTTTTTCCTGGTCCTCATTCAGCCCGCCCTTGTAGGTGATCACCCCGGGCGGGTGTGTGCCGTTTGCGAAATACTCACTTGCGTATTCCTCCGCGGCGATGGCCAGGCCCAGGACCTCACGCAGTAGTGATATGGGCTGGTATGCAATGAAGCCGTCCGTGGCCAGGCCCGGTATCTCGATCACCTGGTTGTATTTCAGCGCGTAGGCTTCCATCCCATCCATCTGCACCACGTACTCCGGCCGGAGCGTCCGGCGGTCTATCTTCTTTGTCACGTACTTGCTGGGTATCGGATAAAGCGCGACCGGCTTTCCGCTCTTACGGACCACTTCGATGTACCCGGCTTCCGTGAGCAGCGCGTTGGCCATAACGATGCGCCAGCCCCGGTATGCGGTCAGATAGTCATTCCATTCGACGTTCATCAGCTTGTGGGCCGGGTGCTTCTTGTCTTTGTCCCTGCCGCCTTTGTCGTTGGTTTTAAAAATGCCCCACGACAAACACCCGACGGCCGCCGATATCACGTTTACACACGCGTATGCGGCCGAAACCTGAAGCGCGTTATCCCGTGTCACGGTGATTCCGCTCTTGCTGGCCTGCCCGCCCAGGGCGGACATCAGCCAGGCTTCCGGGTCGGTTATCGTGGAAAACAAATTTTTAATAAAACGACCGGCTCGCACAAAGCCGGACCGAATTGCATTAGTGAATCTCAAATGTCGCACCTCCTAAACCGTGATAATTCCGCGGCGCTCGTATACGCTGCCCGGGGTGCCCTCGTTCTTGATCAGCACGTACATGGCGTTTATCATGGCCACCGTGAGGTCAATCCTGCCGGTGCTGCGTATTTTCTGCGGTTTGTAGTTTTCGTTGCCGTCCATGACCACCTTTGTGTTCCCGAAGCACCAGCGTGCCAGCGGGTTTGCGCCGTGCTTCAGTTTTCCGATGCGGAGCAGGCGCTCGATCTCTTTCATGGTCGGGGACATGGCGGATATGTTCTGTCGGACCTCGGTCAGCTCGATTGGCCTTTCCTCCCGCATTAAATCCTGGCGCAGTTTCTCGGCGCCCCACGGGTCGTTCCCGTGCTCTTTGATTTTGTACACACCGTTTTGCCGCACGATTGTGGCCCGGATGAAATCGTAATCGATCACATCGCCCGGCGTGGCGTGGAGATACCCCCCGCGCACCCACCTGCTGAACGGGACCTTGTCGTCGCGCTCCCGCTGCCGCATGCCGTCCTCCGGCATGAATGCTTCGAAAAGCACATAGAAAAACGGCAGGCCCTCCTGGGGCGGGAAAACGTAAGCGAGCCCGCTTAAGTCGACCACACTTGAAAGGTCCAGCCCCGCGTAGCAGCGCTTCCCGATCAAGTCCTCCAGCTTGACGTCCTCGGTGTTTTGGTCCCAAAGCGTAAGCGGAAGCCAGGACGCGGCCTTGTTGGCCATCCATTGGTTCAGCCGCAACCACCGGAACAGTCTTTCCTCCGCTTCGCTATTGCGGGCGCCGATGGCCGCCTGCCGCACCTTTTCGATGTCGATCGTGTATCCCAGCGACGGGTTTAGCCTATACCACAGCGCTTCGTCGTAAATGTCGCCCTCAAAATCGGGCTCCAGGCCCCATATTTTGCAATACCAACGCGGATCCACGAGCTCTCCGGCGATAATTTTCCGGGCTTTTTCGTGTATTTCCCAGCCGATGCTCGTCCGATCGGGGTCGTCGCCGGCCGTAGTGATCACGTACCACATCGGTTCGGTCCGCGAATCGCCCGAATTTCCGGTCATAACGTCCCATAATTCGCGGTTAGGCTGCGCGTGTATCTCGTCAAAAATGACGCACGACACATTTAAACCGTGCTTCGTGGGCGCTTCCGCGGCCAAAACTTTATAAATCGAGCCCGTGAGCCGGTCGTGAATCTCTTTCCTGGACCGCAGTACCTTGGCCCGCTTCTTTAGCATCGGGTTTTGGTCGATCATCGCGCACGCGACATCAAACACAAGGGACGCCTGCTGCTTGTCCCCCGCACACCCGTATATCTCGCCCATCACCTCTCCATCTGCGAACAGGTGATATAAAGCGATGGCGGCTCCCAGCTCACTCTTGCCGTTTTTCTTGGGAATCTCCAGGTAGATATACTGGTATTGTCGGAGCCCGTGCTCGTTTAGTGTGCCGTAAGCCTCCGCGATCGTGTCGTACTGCCACGGTAAAAGCTCGAATGGCTTTCCGGCCCACCGGCCCTTTGTATGCTTGAGCTGCTGTATAAAATCGATTGTATACAGCGCGAGGTCATTGCTGAACATTGACCTTTGGCTTTCCTCGGTTTAGCAGCAGGCCCATGGGATCATTATCCGCTTCCTTTTCCCGGGCCATGCCGAGCCGCGCCCGGCCGACCGGGGACATGCACAGCTGCTCCGCCAGCCGGATGATGTTCTTTATCTGCCGGTCCATTACGGTGATGTACGGGCTTTGCACTATCTTCCCGTCGACCAGGCCCGCGACCGGGTGGAGCCCCTCCGCCTGTTTGCGTTGGGCCTCTTTGTATATGGACACCGCCTCGCAATATGCCATAAGAACCGACACGTCCAGGTCGTTGATCACCTCGGAATCAAGCTCCCGGTATAATTTAATAACCCGGTGCCATTCCCTTTGGGCCTCTTTGCTTAATCCACTTGGCATCTTCAGCTTTGCGCTGCAGCCCTTGGGCGTATTGTCCTCCCTGGTTGTTTGTTCCTCCTGGGTAAGGTGCCGGGTAGAATTGTCCACCAAATGAAAAGGACGGGGCTTCCGGCCTCCGCCATTGTTACTCATCTAATTTCACCGCCTTTTGCCCCGTGAATTTCTCCCATCTATCGATGATAACGTCTGAATATTTCGGGTCGAATTCCATCATGTAGCACGCCCGGCCCAGCTGCTCGCATGCGATCGCCGTGGATCCGCTGCCCCCGAACAAGTCCAGCACCAGGTCCCCGGGCTTGCTGCTGTTTTTTATAAGCCGCCCGAGCAGTTTGATGGGCTTCATTGTCGGGTGCTCTGCGTTCCTGGCCGGGCGGTCCTCATGGATTACGGTTGATGCCGGGCCCGGTTCGAGCAGCTCTTTGAGAAGCTCTTTCATCTCCGTTTTCTTGAGCTTGTTTATATCGATGCGGTCCTCGAATACCGTCGTTTGCCGCCGGTCGTCTATGAAGTAATGCGCGGCGCCGTTCTTCCACCCGTACAGGCACGGTTCGTGCCTCCACTGGTAATCCTGCCGCCCAAGCACGAGCGCGTTCTTTACCCACACCAGGCACTGCCGTAAATCGTAGCCGCCTCCCGGAATGCCCGGCGGAAATTGTATCCCTCGCTGTCCGCGTGAAAAACATACGCCGCGGCGCCCTGCCTGGAATGTTCGTTCATCTGCCGGAATGCGGCGGTCAGAAATTCTAAAAACTGGACGTCCTCCATCTTGTCGTTTTCAATGCGGAGGCGCGCCGGTGTCCCGCCCTGGTAGTCCACGTTGTATGGCGGGTCCGTCAGGGCCAGGTCTGCCCGCGCGAAAGCCATTAGCTTTTTCACGGCCTCCGGGCTGGTCGCGTCCCCGCACATTAACCGGTGCGCGCCGAGCTGGAAAATTTCCCCGCGTTTTGACTTGGGGTTCTTGGGCGGATCCGGCTCGTAGTTGTCCTCCTGCACGTCGGTCTGCTCGGTGTATTCGTCAAATCCGAATGCCTCCATGTGGAAGTCGGCCGCGACAGATTTTAGGAGCTCGTCGAGCTTTATGTTGTCCCAGGCGCCCTGCGCTTTATTGACGGCCATGTTCGCCGCCTTTTCGGTCTGCTCGTCAAAGTCGACCACGACGCATTCGATCTCGGTGCGGCCCTCCGCGGTTAAAATTTTGAACCGCTGGTGTCCCCCGACAAGGTTGCCGGTCCTCTCGTTCCATATGATCGGGTCGATGTACCCGAAGGTGTCCAGGCTGTTTTTTATGTGCTGGTATTCCTTATCGGTCTGCTTGAGGTCTTTCCTGGGGTTGTATGCTGCCGGTTTTATCCGGTCGACCGGTATCTTTTCAATTTTCATTTTTCAAACTCCGAAATTATAATTTTTGGGGCTTCCAAATAAAATTCGGAAAAACGAAAAAAATTCGCGCGTGTGTGCCCCTGCCGTTCCCCCGTTGTTCTATAGAAAGTTTAGACCCCCCTCTCCCCCTGCAGCTGCTCCAGGTATCGATGCTTCAGCTCGTAATAATC